TGTCCATCGGTGACAATATTGAAACTAGTATTTATACTGATCAAAATTGGTATTTACAAGATATACATGGGTTTCATACATGTTATTATACATCTACTATAGCATCAAAATGTGTAAAGAAAATAGTAGCATCAGAAATAAAATTTAGTGCTGATTTAAATAAGACTTCATTAAAGAATATAAATAAGAAGAATATATCAAATTTAGAGAAAATAATAGGAAATAGATCGATAGATGAATTATTGTTATTATGTAAATTAACAAATCACATGATTTTAACAAAACAATCAAATAAGATAATTCAAATATTAAAACAGTATAAGGATGATTTTGATATAAAAGATTTAGAATTATGTTTAAAAATAGATAAAACAACTGAATACAATACACTCGCAACAAAAGATAAGAAACGAATCAATAAACAAATTTTATAATTAGATAAATTTTTCCTTAATAGCTGATAATGATATAAATTCAATATTCATATCTTCATTGTACGGATTAAAATAATAAATATCATCTGAAAAATATAATAATAATTCATTTATCCAATCAAGCATTGTATTATCTTTTACATATAATGTATCTTGAGTTAATAATTGATAATAAAATAATGCTCTTTTATCAGTTGAATTTTCAAATAAATGATTAAACGATTTTATATTATTTATATATTTTATAGTTTCTTGCTCACAGTTTGGAATAGAAGACCCCCATATCCATAATTTCATAGATGGTTTGTAGAGACCGTATATTTTATATGGTCCTGATAATATTTTAACCTTGTTAGTAAATAATGATATAGATTTTTTATTATTCTTTTTTTCAAATTTTATCAAGTATTTATTCTTCTTATTTAAAATAGTATTAATATAGGCAGATTTTTTTTTATTAGTTTGTTTAATTTTATCTATTATGTTCATTATATAATAATAATATAATAATTATATTATAATTTAATATAAAATATTTTTATCTAATTTATTATATATCCTAATGAATTCGAAAAAGTGTTTATTCATCTTTGTATTTGTAGCAATAATAGTCTTTATTATTTATCCAAATTTAAAAAAATGTTATGAAACAGAAAACTGGGCAAATACTGAAAATACAATGAAATTTGATGTTAATAACGATGGTATTTTAAAAGTAGATAAATTAAGATGTTCACCTGAATGTTGCAAATTTAATCAATGGCCTCTACCAATAGAATTACAAGTACCACAATCTAATTTTATTGGTAGTAATTTGTCATGTAATAATGGAAGTACTGGCGGTGGGTGTGTATGTATTGAACCAGATAACAATAAAGTATTAAGTAATCATGCAGGAAACTTAGTTAATAATACTTGTAATAAATAAAATAAAAAATATCTAATCTTTATTTATAATGAGTAACTGTTTAGTTGAAATTAAAAATGAATTTACTATACATTTAATTAAATTATTACACCCTTTAATATACGAAGGTATTCAATCAATATATGATAGAGCATTAAAATGTTGTGAGCTAACTGTATTAAAAACATTTCAGGATTTTCTTTCTGAAATTCCTAATTGGAATCAAATCATTATTAATGATGAAGTTGCTAGAATAAAAGCAAGATTGCCCAAATATTTTGACTCTTTATTAAATGCAACAGTAAAATCTAATATTACAATGTTAACACCTAATAATTCAAAAATTAATTTTTCACCAGATATGAATATATTTATTCAAACTGTTTATAAAGAAGCAGCAAGAGAATTATATAATAATCCCATTTTATTATACCATAAATATACACCAATTGAAATTAAAAAAAATCAAAGAGATGCATTAGAAATAATAAAACACAGTATTCAAGATGCTATTAGAAAAATATTACCAATGGATGATATAATTAATAAATACCTAGAAGAAAATTTATTAGAAAAAACAAAGGTTTTTTCTGATAATGAGGCTAATAAAAATAATGAAATAGTAGAATTTATTCATAAAAATATTAGTGATAAAGCACCTTCACAACAAGTACCTTCTAATTTATTAGATAAGATTGAACATAAACTTCATACTGAAAATTATAATAGTCCACAACTTGAAAAACAAGCTATGAATAAAAAGAATAGTGTTACATCTGAAATTAATAGTAAATTAAATATATCAAGTGACATGAATACTCATTTAGATAAAAAATTAGAAAATGCATTAAAAGATTTGGGAAATACAGACACTGAATTAGACACTGGAATACATTATACACCTGAAAATAATCCAAAGAACTACCAAGAAATATATAGTAATAATAAGCCTAATAACTATTTCCAACCTTTATCCAAATAATTAGTTTACAGTCTTTGTAGTTTTAATTGATGGAGATATAATATCTAGGATGGCAAAAGTGATTGATGCGATGGCTGAAACCATAAAATTTTCTTTCATAGTAACTTTATTTTCAGTAATATATTTGATTGAAGTTAATACAATAAACGCTATGATTAAATATTTAAATAATTTGTTGTATAAATTATCTTTTTTCTGATTTATCATTATATTTATATTTAGAAAAAAATATAATATTTTCTTTTATTATTTTAATGAATATAATTATTAGAAATTTATTAATTTCAGTTGGAGTATTTGTATTATTTGGCTGGTTACAATATAGAGAAGATATAGAAACTAAAAAAAAATATTCTAATTTATTTGATAAATATAAAAAACCTTTATTATTTGCTTCTATTATTGGACTAATTTTACAATTAAATTTATCTAATTGTACTAATATTTTTATTCAAGAAGAATCAATCACTGAACCTACTATTACAATTGTTCCTTTACCCAATGTTGTACATAATGAACAAGATATTTATACTAATATCGCAAAGTTTTAAATTTATTATTATATAATAATTTTCTATTATTATATAATGACAACAAAAGATGTTCGTTTTGGTGCATCATACCTTCAAATTAAAAGATTCAATATACATGAAATGGTTGACCATTGTACTATTGCAATGATTGCTAAGAGAGCTACTGGTAAATCTTTTTTAACACGAGAAATTATGTATCATAAAAGAAAACTACCTGCTGCTATTGCAATTAGTCGTACTGAAGAATTAAATTCATTCTATTCTGAATTTATCCCTAGTACATATATATTTTCTGAATATAGTACAGAAATTTTATCTAATATATATCAAAGACAATCTAAAATAAATGAAGACAATAAACTGAGAATTAAAAGTGGTAAAAAACCTAAAGATGATTCAATTATGTTAATTATGGATGATTGTATGAGTTCTAAAGGTACATGGTTAAAAGACCCTAATATACAAGAATTATTTTTTAATGGAAGACATCATCATCTTTCATTTATTTTGACTATGCAGTTTTCATTAGGTATACCTCCTGAATTACGGTCAAACTTTGATTATATATTTTTATTAGCAGAAGATGCAACTAGCAACAGAAAAAGATTATACGACCATTACGCTGGTATGTTTCCTACTTTTGAAATATTTCAACAAGTTTTTTCAGATATTACTGAAAATTATGGTGTGATGGTTATTAATAATAGAATTCATAGTAAAAATATTGCTGATAAAGTATTTTGGTATAAAGCAAAAGAAGTACCTAATTTTAAAATTGGCTGTAATAAATTTCATAATTTCCATAAAGCAGCTTATAATAAGGATTGGAAAAAGAAAGTCCCTATTTTTGATGCAAGTGCACTAATGTCTAAAAAAAGAAATGCTGTTAGAGTTATTGTGGAAAAAGTTAAAGATTAGGCTCTACTAATGGAACACTTGATTGTTCGGTAGAACCTATTTCAGCTTCTAGTTTACTTAGTTTCTCCTCAATATCTTTCTTCTTTTGTTCCATAGAACTAATATTATTTTCAATTGTCTTAATTCTCTTCTCAATATCTACTTTCTCAGTATCAGTTGCGCTTGATAATTGGTCTTTTAGTTCGCTAATATTCTTATTATGAGTTTCCATATTCTCCATAATATTCTTTCTAACCATGTCATTTTTGCGTTGCTCATGAAATAGTTTGGCCTTTTCTTGATTTTCAACATATGACTTCATCATGCTATTTAATTGAACATTTGCATACTCAAAATCTTTTACATATTTAGATTCTGGGTCAGGGTCATAAGGTAACCATTTACCCATTTCACCTACAAATACATGATGATATGGGTCAGCTTCTTGAAGCTTTTTTGCATGTTTACAAGCATTTTCATATTCTTCAAATACACCACGAATTTTAATACCACTTAATGTAGTCTTATCCTCTTTTTCAGGCTTTAAGAAAGACATACATACAAACTTTTGATTAGAAGGAAGAAAAGAATCTTCAGTTAAATAATCTGGTTTTGATGACATATATTAGTATTATTTAAAAAATCTTTAAATCAAAATTTATAAA